ATATTGATGAGACAGCTAGAAACATTGTGGTAGAAATGGTCTACCAGATGGGAGCTTTTGGGGTGTCTAAGTTTAAGGGTATGCTTAAAGCATTATCTGAGAAGGACTACAAGAGAGCTTCATATGAAATGCTAGATAGTCTATGGGCTAGACAGACACCTAATCGTGCCAAGCGTATGTCTGAGCGTATGGCGAATATTTCGTAAAAAAATTCGTGGGGGTATATGATATACACAGACAGACAGTTTCCCCCACACGTCCTGCGTGTAATCGCATGAAATCACGCAAAACATAGGTATTAAAGGGCTTTTTGATTATATAAGGATAGTAAGTCCTTTGCATACGCCTATGGGTGGGGTGCTTTTTTTGTTTTTGTGCGTGTGTGAGATAGTCTGTTTTTTTGCGTTGCGTCTGTAGGCGTGTGCGTTGCTCTCTTTAAGTTACACGCACAGGCACACGCAAAGCACCACCACAAGCCACACCACAAGCCACACAGAGCCACGCACAGAGCTATTTGAAGGTCAACGCAGGGTGCAGGTCATGTTGATTAAATTAGAAAAGTTACACTATTAGATGAGAGCAAAGAAAAGAATATCTCTAAGTATCTCTTAAAGTATCTCTCAAAGTATAAACCAAAGGACAACCACAAGCACAACAAAGGATAGTATTTATAATAATGATAACAAGGAAAGAATGGCTAAAGACAGACGCAGGGAAACAATACAAAGCCAGAACCAATAAGAATTACAGACAAAAGAAACAACAAACAAAAAAAGACAATTTAAAAGTTAATAAGTCTTTTGAGTTTCATTTCCCAATAGGAATTACATTAAAAAGTGATTAAGGGTCTACTATCCACACATAAAGAGTAATTCTATCCCAGATTATCCTATTAAATCCTATATTATCCCATAATCCTTATTTTATAAGGATTTATTAACTATTTTACAGGTGCGACACTTTAGACGTTTAACTATCCATAAATACATGTATTAAGGGATTATCACGTTTTTTTTAAAATTTTTTTTATCTAGCACAAAAAAAAATAGTGCCAAAAGCGGTTCAATCCTTATTGGGTTTTAATCTGGGCTAGTTCGTCTCTAAGGCTTTTGGGAAATCCACTCGCAGGTGGGAACGGTTCTTAACTGAAATTAGCCTCTGCAATTTTGCGGTTGTCTGCAATTACATATTGCACTGACGAGGCGAAGCAACGCCGAAACAATCAATCAACAACGGAGTTAACACAATGCAAACTAACACAATTAAAAAAGAAGAGTTTAGCAGAAACGCTGACGACCTAGTAAAACACTCGTTCAATAATTTTTATTTTTGGACACAAGGAACAGACGAACCAAGCGACAGACTAAAAGCTGTTGCAGTAACTTTGCGAGATGATGGTTACAATTCAACACAAGACGAGCCATGCGTTATTATTGAAAGAGAACTTTCAGAATATAATGTAGACGATTATAATTATGAAATTTGGCAAGATATAAATATTTATAAAGTCGATAAATATTCCGACAGAGAATACACTGTAATGACTGACAGCGAAGCAGATAAGGCATGGGACGAAAGCCTTGACAGCTACCTTGACGAATGCGTACTGCCAGATTTACCAGAAACGGCAAGAATGTATTTTGACGAGGAAAGATGGAAAGATGACGCAAGAATAGACGGCAGAGGTCATTCATTAAATCATTATGATGGAGGCGAAGAAGAAGCCAACATCAATGGCGTTGATTATTACATTTACAGAAGAAACTAAAAGCAACACTGAAGAGACTTAAATAGTCGAAACAGGCGGAACTATTCTGCCTGTCTGTTGCAGTTGCAACAAAAATCAATCAATCAACAATACGGAGTACCACTAATGCAAATTGCAAAATGTGTACAGCGTATACAAAGGGCGGAAGCTGTTGCAAAGTTTAAAGACGAACTTGCAAAAAAGTTGCACTTTGAGAAATACGCAAAAGCCACAGGAACAGAAAAATTAAAACTGTTCCATGTTGCTATCGCTGAAGGGTGGGTTTAATTGAAACAATTAAGCCTCTTCAGTCCTCAAGAGCTTATGCAATGCTATGAAGCTACAAAAGTAATTAGCATTGTAAGAAAGTCTTTGAGAGCTACAAAAAATAAAAAGCCTGTCCCAACTATGGGGCAGGTTTTAAAGTTTCCTAAAAAGTTTGTCTCTTGATGATTGGACTAGGTTGTCAAATCATAGAGGGCGAACTTGAGGAAGCTAAAATAAATGCTATTGGCTACACCAAGCAGGGCAGGGCTTTGCTTGATAGCCAAGAGCCTATATTTACTGAAGCACTTGCAGAGATGGAGACACTATCTCAAGCAGATAAACTCGAAATCTTGCAAAAGAAATACTTTAGTAAATACTAATGGAGGTACTACGCCGTTTGGTCTTTGGACTGGACGGCGTATTTTTTTCAATCAACAACAACGGAGTGAAATGTTAAATAAAAAGCAATTAGGTTTAGTAGTTTTAGGATTGCGTGACCTAAAGAAAAAAAACTTATGGAATAAAAACACTAATCTTTGGGATTTACTAGAGGCAGGTCTTAAAGTTGACGCTAACAGGCAAATAGCAAAAGCTAAAGCAAAATGGAAAGCTATTGAAGACAAAGAGGCTAACCTTGTCAGGCTTTAACTCTTATAAAATACGAGACGGTGTCCACGTCCCTTCCAAAAAGTATAAGGAAGGGTGGGACGCTATCTTTGGCAACAAAAAGAAATCAACAAAAGGACTAGACGGTGCATCAAAAACTAAAAAAAGAGGTTCTATCGTTCCTCGTAAAGACAAGGTCACTAAAACACTATGATGAATTGTCACCACATCAGGTGGCATACAAAGCGGTTCAATTAATAGAGAATGTTATTGAAGGAAACAACCCTCCAATAATTAACCTTACAAACGAAATACAAAAATCAACACAAGAGCAAAACTGACGAGGCTTCAATAGCCGAAATACCGTCTAAAGACTAGGCGGTGTATTTTGCATGTTAATAACGCATAAATTCTTCTTGTACATACTATGTGTGACAGGATAGCATACGTTATAAAATAACATATTAGCAAAAAGAAAGGAGGAAAATGAACAATATTAAATATCATTTAAGTGCAACAACTAAATGTACGTCTATGAGTTTAGGCAATCAAAAAGGTTGGTTTTGTAACTTAAACAATGCACCACCCAAAACAACCACATAAAAACTTTACAAGGAGTAATTATTATGTATATGAATTTTATTCTTTTTAGAGTGTATATTGAAAAATATACTAATTGGAGTAATCTTAAAGTGAGTAAAGATAAATACGAGACTATAATAGATTTTGGAAAATATAGGCTGTACTTATCTTAACATTTAACAAAACTTAATATAGTTTTGTAAAGACAAGAAAGAGAGAAAGGGAAAAAAATGAGTAGCGGATTAAATCTATTAAAAATAATAGAAGAAATGCGAAAGTTTGATACACAGATTGAGGCACAAGCTATTGCTGTGTTTTTTTATGTGGCAGTTCATGGGGGGAAAGAAGGAGTTTCCATGCAAACTATAAGTGAGGAGTTAGACATAGCTCAATCTTCAGTGTCTAGGAATGTGTACAAATTAGGAGACATAAACAGACACAAACAGATTGGTATAGGTCTATTAGAGGCTTTTGAAGACCCAATGGAAAGACGTAGAAAACTTGTGCGTCTTACATCAAAAGGCAAAAGAGTTCATAGCACTCTTTTGAGTTGGGTCAAATAACAATGAGCGGAGGTACTAATGCAACAACGAAATGTAAAGTTGTTAACGGAGATACACCGCAAATTAACTCTTAAAGGTTGGGAAAAGTTGCAATCTAAACGAGCCGAGAAAGTAATTGAAATGCTCGGTAAGGGTATGCTTGTAACTGAAGTTAACGATACTCACATTGAGAATGTAATTGATACGTTGGAGGACAGAGGTTTTGCTCCTGCTACTATCAATCGTTATCTTTCATCAATCAGTAAGATGTTAAGGTTTGCTAATCAGAGACAGTCTATTTATCATCTTGATAGAATGCCTCATATTGAATGGCAGACAGAAAACAATGGTAGAGAACGATACCTTGAACCAATGGAAGAGCAGGAAATAATCAGATTGTTAACTGAGTGGAATATGGTTGACTATCTGGAATTTTATTTGTTCTTGATTGATACAGGTATGAGACTAGGCGAAGCGTTGTCTATTAAGAAGTTGATGGTTCATAACAACAATGGAAACTATGTTGTTAACTTACCTGCTAGTGTCACTAAGAATGGTGAACCTAGAGGTGTTCCACTAACAGAACGTGCAAAGTCTATTGTTCTTAAATTGTTAATAAAAGCGGAAAGAAACGACCTTGTGTTTTCACATCTAAAATATTGGACTTGTGAAAATACTTGGAGACGTTTGCGTAAAGCAATGAACCTTGAAGACGACAAAGAGTTTGTCATTCATTGCTTGAGGCACACTTGTGCAACACGTTTAGCACAATCTGGTAAAGTTGAATTACACATGATTGGTCAAATGTTAGGTCACAAGTCGTGGAAGATGATAAAAAGATACTCTCATTTAATACCTAATAATTTAATGGGAGCAGTAAATGTTCTTAACGGAATAAATAAATCCGCATAAGAATAAGTCGTGATATGAGGATAGTTGGAATGTTAGTAAAGACAATGATAGTAATAATGTCGTATTCAGGTGTGCATAGGTGCAATAGGATTTGCAATCCTCTGCGTAACCATTCCGCCACGTTGCCGACAGTTTGTTTTTACAAGTAAACACAACAACTATTCTCTATCACATCAAAAATAAAATAGCAAAGGAGTGAACCTAAATTGTAGGTCATTCCGCAGTTGCATTCAATCAATAATAGGAGAATACATGAAGATACTAGAAATAATGCCGACATACCAAGACCAGACGCAAACTGAAAAAATGTCTGCTGAACTTGGAAAGAACCGCACAAATAAGAGAAGGCTCTCACACATTGAACGTGAAGAAGAAAGCGTTACGTCTTACGGTAAAGTCATTGTAGCAAATACAATACGTCCATTAGCAATAGCCATTGCAGAATGGGTAGAACATGCAATAGCAAATGTTCATTCCAAACCACCCATTGCTCTCAAATACATCTCCCAAGTAGACCCAAAAATTATAGCGTTGATAACTGCAAAGCATGTCATCAATACTATTACTAATACTAAAAATCTTACAGCAACAGCTATCACTTTAGGTGGTAGAGTTGAGACTGAGATTAGTCTTAAAAACTTTAAAGGACTAAACCCAGAGTTATATGAGACAGTTAAAAAAGACTTAGACAAAAGGTCTTGGAACTATAACTATAAAAGAAGAAAGTTAAGAGAAAGTGCAAAACGTGATGAAGTTATGCAGTGGGAGGAATGGACTACTACTGAAAAACTACACGTTGGTATGGAGCTTATTTCTTTACTTAT